TAGACGTGCCTCTATCATTCACACGTAACGCCATTGCAAAACCACTACCCTCTACAGGTTGTCTAATTATTGGGTTTATGTTACCCCCATAAGTAGCTGTGCCATATAAAGATGAGCCATAAACAGCTACCACTGATGTACTATTAAATGGGTATGCTGCAGGTCTGGGAGCATTACCTGTTTCATAGTCATATCTAAGAAACAAATCTGCGTTTACGAGACCTTCAGGCGCATAATTTATAGTTACTCTTTGAAATCTTTTTCGTATGCCAGCATCACCCATTATAAAATCTGGAGAACGATACCTGCCCGTTACGTCACTACCATCAAAGTTATTACCTTTTTCTTGACGATATACAAATCCGTCAAAGTCTCCATGTAATACTATACTATCACCTGACACAACTATACTATCTGTGCTATTTGCTCGTATACCTCGTAGGTCTGCAAACTCGTAGTTATTTATTTTGCGAACACAGATTAAACCTTTTGTTGTGGCTCTAGGAATACTAGCGTTAGAAAAGAAAATTCTATATTGCGTTTTGTCTGGTATGACAACACTATTAAACTCATCTACATCAGATACACCTGAAAATCTTTCTTGCACAGGTTTACTAATTGTACCTAGCTCAACATCTCCAATTTTTTCTGTACCTGCAATAGTTCGTAAGCCATCTTTACTTAGGAATACAACATCTCCTGCAAACTCTTGTATAGTAAAACCGTTAGAGCAACCTATCTCGCGTGTTATGGGTTGAACAGTAAAGTCAGCTATTGTATTTCCTGCTAGTCTAAATATTCTTTCTTCACAGAAGATATATAAAAAGTCTCTAAACGGAACTAATCCAGTTATGGGACTATCTACACCTATAGTGCCTGCACCATTTGCTACAGAAAAATCATCATCAGTAAATGGTGCAGTAAATACTAACTCTTGTGGGTTACTTGACATGCCTGCAAAAAACAAGGCATCTTTAAATCCTGTAACGATGGATGGGTCTGCTGGTGCGCCTGTGCCTGTTAAATCTGTAACTGTTGTATTGTCATACTTAGATGCTGGGTTAGACCCATCTGCCCATACTATAAAATCTGTGCCTGCTAAATTATATCTAAAAAATGTATATCTGCCTGCGCTTGTTCTGCCTGAATCAATCTGTGTCCAACTACCTGTAGTACCGCCTTTGTGTACCTTGCCGCCTCTAGCTGCAAGCACGTTACCTTTAAAATATGCTGACATTAAAATAGGCTCAGAAGAACTTGCATCTTGCGGAACTATATTACTGTTCCATTTTTGATATCCAGATATTCTTCTGTAACCACCTGTAATAGATGGCTCAAAGTTTTCTAACTCTGTGGCTGTACCCGGTTGTTGTGCAAATGGAGTTTGGTCTAAGACTAACCCACCCTCACATGCAAATATAAATGGATTAACGCCAGATGCATCTGCCATTTAAAACTCCTAAAATGTAGCTACGTTAATACCATATCTTTGCGAGTGTGGCATATATGTTGACCTAACATAATCTGTTCTATTCAAGAGAATAGATTGCATATGCTTTATGCCCTCTTCAAACCTACTAAAGTTTAGTCCATACTGCTGTGCTTCACCCCTGTACTGATAGCCATACGCAGTAGCACCATCTGCGATAACTTGCCTAAACTGCTCTGGTATAGTCGGAACATCTGTAGCTGCAGTTAAAGCTGTAGGGCGAGAATATCTTTCGTACTTTAATTCAAATGCTTTATCGGGAAAAGGGTATAAGCCGTAGTTGTTATCAGGTGTACGAAATACATACGTAGGAATACCACCTGAACCGCCTGTTGTTTCTTGGTCTATAAATCTATCTACATATTCTTTGTAATCAAGAACTCTTAGAGTAACGCCTGCTGTTCCCAGTGTATCATCTTTGCTTATACGAAATGTTTCATAGTCTACGTGTTGCGTTCCTGTAGGTATAGTATAACGAGTTTGACTTGCAACTAATGTTTCAGTGTGTGTTGCATGACTAAAGGGCCAGCCATACTCTCGTTGATTAATATAATTAATAGCATCGTTTACTGCGTTTTGACACTGTATTTGAAACCCTCTAGCAGATGTGAAATTAGATGCTGTTAGGGCTGGCTCATTCATACGAGCAAGAACTTCATTTGTCAAACCAAGGTAATCGTATGCCATAGCAAATCCTTTAATGAAAGTGAGGGGGCAAGTTGCCCTGCCCCATCACGTTATGTTATGCGAGTGTGTCGCGGTCTACCTCATCGGCGGTCAATGAACCGGGGTCATCGACATCCATGCAGACAGCAAACATGCGGATTTTACCGCCTGTTGTCGTACCTGTCATTGCTTGAATTTCAACATCGATAGTGTCTGAAGTGCCACCAATAAGAACAGGAGTTTGTCCTGCCTTAAATGCATAGTCACCTACAGATGCGCCATCAAAGTCAAATCCGTCAACAAAGTTATCCAAGTCCCCACCAGTAACACCAAAGTCAAAATCTGTGTCGGTAGAAGTACCAGCGTGAGCTTCAGTAACTTCAAAACCAGCACACATGATGAGTGTATTAGCTGGGATAGTCAGACCCGGAATCACATCGTTAGCAGCAAGGGCAGTACCCTTATCTGTAACAGCTTGTGAGAAATCCAACTCTGCTGAAAGCAGGTAAGGTTTACGACCACGTGCATCATTTCCACGTGCTACAGAAGTAGTATTATCACCTAAAGCCATAATTCAGTCTCCCTTACGCCAAGCAATAAGCCGCAGTTGCAATTGCTTCAGGACGAAGAATCTTGCGGCCATACAGATGCATACCACGGACGATATCAGCAAAGCTGTCCGGGTCGCGATAAGTCTCAGTCTTGTTAATCTGCTCTGCAGTTGCAACAGCAGAAGAATGACCAGCCACGATTATGCCCATGTTTGACGTGTTAGGACCGCCTGTAGTTGCAGGGCCAGTACCCAGCGAAGGCAAGTTGTTAGACGAATAAACTTGGAAACCGTGAAGGTTGTTTATTACAAGACCATTCTGAAGACCAGAGCCACCAAAGTCGGAGTTCAGAAGACGTGAATCTTCATCCTTCAACACCTCAATGAAAACTGGGTCAAGAACGAGCCAGCGTCCTTGGGTATCAACATTTTGTTGGTCCATCAGACGTGACATACGTGCAATGATTTGCAGTGGGAATGCGTTACCAGCAGTGCTGGACTTAGCAGCCGTTGCGCCACCTGCACGTGGCTCAATACCAATACAGTTATTTGCAGAACCTGCAGAACCTGATGTATTAGTAAAGTCAGATGCGTCCAAAGACATAGACGCAAGCAATTCAGCACCAACAAGGTTAGCACCGCTAGAAGCAGTAGTTACAGCCTTACTACCATTAACAGAAGTGTTAACAGCGTTAGGTGCGCCATGAATGGCTGATTGCTTAAAGCCTGACAGATAGCCAAGAACTTCTTGGTCCATCTGGTCAGCGAGGCGATACGCAGCACGGTCACTTGCCAAAGATTGGAAGTTTACGTGTGAGTGTGCCTCTTCGATGTCGTCAACCTTAAATGCAAAGTAGTTAGCTTTGTCAATAGTAAGGTTGAAATCTTCATCGTCAAGGTCTTGCGGCGTGATAGTTGTACCACGTGCATATTCCTTAACGGTGATTTCGGGTTCCTTGATAATCTTAACGGAATCCCCCATCTGCGCGATTTCACCAAAGTAGTCATTGTTGGTGATTGCTTCAACAATAGATGCCTTGCGGAAAGCAAGCTGCACCTGTTTGCTGTATATAATGGGAGAGAAATTACCATTAGGAAGATTACCATAACCACTAGCAGTAGTAAATGCCATGATTAAATCTCCGTTTAGCATTATTTTACAGATGCAAACTCACAAGACTATTAGAGGCTGATTTGCTTGGGTGTGACTGTACGGGTCAGGCCAAGGTCTTCAGGTAATCCGTAAGACTTTGCTGTTTGCGACATTCAGTGTAACAATATTGCGCAATAAAGTTACACTAATCTGACTATAGTTATACCCATATATAACTATTTGTCAACACTTTTTTCTTTCGGCACTTCAATAAAGTTCATATTCATGCTGAAAGACCTACGCTCACCCTTCGTGTAGAAAGGATATACGCAGTGAAATAATTGTGAAGGAAATACATAGAAGTCTCCCACTCGGGGTTTGACTACAAAGTTTGTACAGGTATATCCTGATGGTGTACCTGATGCAAACTGTATGTGTCCATTAGCAGGATGATGGTCTTTATAGTCCTCTTCCCACTCTTCTTCTATACCTTCAGGTAGCTGCAGATAACCCACACAAGACAATCTTGACCCTGTGTGTATATGTAATGGATTGTATTCGTTTTCAAATTGTCTAACAAACCAACCTGAAATTACCTGCAGTCCATAGTTATAGTTTTCTACATCTAATGACTTTGCACCAAGAGAGTTTCGTATTTCTGAGTAGGCTTGATATTTACCTACAAATTGTCCCAAACCCTCTTGTGCAATCTTTATTATTTCATCATCAAATGCTAACTCTGCTTTTACTTTGCCTACTAAATTATCTGAATAGTCCTCTAGTCTATCCGACATTTTACTATTCAAACTTTCGACTAACTCATCTGGCATACGGTAGTATCCCATAGTTGGGCCGAAAGGGGCAAAGAGTTCCATTTCTTTTTGTGGTTTATATATGATACTCATCGTGCAGAACCACTTACATCATATACAAACTTACCAGAGCGAATAGCTTCCATGATTTCATCGGAATGCTTTTCGTATTCTTGTGCAGACATTCTCTGTACCTCTGACTCTTTTATGTAGGTAGAAGTTTCGTCTTGTTGTGGCTTACTTCTTGAGTTTTTTGTCGATACAGATTTAGCTGCAGCTTTGTCTTCTTTAGGCTTTTCTTTTTTATTAAGACCCATATCAGCTTTATACAAGTCAATGGCTCTAGCAGCAGAACGTGCATCATTGTCATTGTCATACAGCGCATCTTGTACCCACTTAGGCTGTTCTTCTGCCCAGTCGTGAAACTCATCACTGTCACGTATCTCACCAAAGTCAGGATGTATACGCATTAGTTCTGCTTCAGCTTTTTCTTTTGAAGCACTAGACTGCAACTCATCAATTGCTTTCATTCTTTCTTCAAGGGCAGTAGATTGCTCACGTGCCTTCTTCATAGCAATTGTTTCTACTATCGCTGCCACATCTGGATATTCTTTTGCCCACTCTTCAATGTCTTCATCAGACTTAGGCAATTTCATTTCTTTTTGTGCAGCTTGGCTTAGTTGAGATTTAAGTGTTTCTATTTCTTTTTTAAACTCTTCAGCCTGTTGCTGTTGATGTCTACGCAAATCAGAGTAACGCTTTTTAAATGTTCGCTCTTCTGCGTTTGTAGGTTCAGCTTCTTCTGGTTCAGCAGCTTCTTGTTCTACCTCGCCCTTCTGTTCCTTCATCAACTGTTCTAGTTCTTCCTCTTCCATCTTGCGTTTTTCTTCGTTAGTGTACTTACGATTTGCAAACGCAACTTTCTTTTCGGGCTTCATTTCTTCAGCCATAATTGTAGCTTGTTCAGCCATTGTACTTCTCCTCGTTGGGGCCAACCGTAGCCACGCCGGGGTGGGGGATTAGGTAGCCAACATATTGTAAGATTTAAGCCTCTTACGCAGCTTCTTGACGCACTTCTCTGTATCTACCGTGGACAGTGTATGTGTTGCCCTCAGTGTATACATCGAAGCTGTCACCATCAATTACGATGGATACTGTTGGTGTCATGCGGTCAATGTAATTTAAAGATGTGACCTTAACACCACTAATAGTGTCTCCTACGACTAACTGTTCTGGACGTGTCCAGTCAGCTTTACCAAGACCACCAGACTTAGCCCATACAGGGTGGTCGTTAGTTATTTCTAGTTCATTGTTGATTACGAAGTAGCCGCTACGCATATGCTTGTGCAGAACTTCTTTAACAACAGAGCCATCAATAATGTCACCGACTTTGATGTTTGTTACAAAGTCAATTACGCCGTTGAGTTTGACTTTCATGTTTTCTGTCAAGCAGTCTGTACCAGAACCAAAGCCTACATCACCTTGACCAGACATACCTCTATCCGGTGCTGAATCACTTCTATCACCTTGGTCTCCGCTTGTGTCTGGGTCACGGTCAGGAGCAGCAGCAGCAGCAGCCTTTGCCGCCGCTACGTCAGCATCTGTAATATCCTTGCCAACCAGTCCCGCATCTCTAGCTACGTTACCTATAGCTTCAGCCGCCCTAGCTTTTCCGCTTGCCTTAACAGCTTTTTCGGCTGTCATTACGTCTCTAATTATATCTAAATCATACGTATTGTCTTTGTTGTTTAACCCTTTTCCGTATTTTTCTTCCATATAATTTATTATTTCTTCCATTTCTTTTCTGCTCGTTACAGTTTTGTCTGTAAATAAATCATTATATGTTTTTCCCTTCATTGTAAATGACGCTGTGTAAACTTCTGGCTTCCCTGCATATACACCAGCAGGTCTAATAGGCTCAACATTTGTAAGGGTAGCTATTGCATCATTTGGTAAACTAAAGCTACTAGGTTTTCCAAGCAGTTGTCCTAGACCAGATAACCCTGCATTTATTGCAGTGCCTCGTATATTACCTACATTATCAAAAGATATGTCTGCTCTAAACCCACCAGAAACTCTACCTTTGCTATCTAAACTACCACCAAAAGCTGTAGTTGTACCTGTTGGAGAAGCGTCTTCTCTACCACCGTCATCACGAACTGTGGCTGTTTGTACGCCCGTACCTGTGGTTGGTGTAGTTTCTACTTGTTCTTCTTCTTTAGCTTGTTCTGTATAACCTTCAGGTACTACAGTCGGATTACCACTTAAATCAAATAATTGTCCTGTCTGTTTATTACGTTTAAAATTAAGTATTTGTCCCTGCTCGTTTACATAAGTAACATCCTCAAACTCTACACCCTCTGGGCCAAATCCAGTTGTGCCATACAACGTAGGCTGTTGATACTGGACTTCAGGAGTAGTTGGTGTAAACAATGTACCACCTAAACGTGGGCTGTATGCAGCAGAAGCTGCTGTCGGGGGTGTAAATGCTGTGCCTAGCGGCTGTGGTTGAGTTAAACCCATATTAGCAAATGGCTGGAACTGATTGGTAGCAGGATTATATGAACCGCCTGTAGTCGTAGCACCCATAGCTGTGGACATAGGCGTCGGAACCATACCACCTGTTTGCATTTCTAGTCCGTCATCTTCTACCTCAAGGTCATACATGTCAAACGGCAAATCATCTGGCATAGTAGCCTCTTCGCTATTACCCATCTGACCCATAGCTTCCATCTGTGCCAAGCCTTGCTTTGCTTCTTGGCGCATACGCATTAATGTTTCAAGACCGATGTAACGCACTACATCTGCAGGAAAAACAAACTCGCCTTCGCTTAACTGAGCAGGAATGTCATCACGTACTTCCTCACGTAATGAACCGGGTGGCACTTCGTTACCAGACACAGGGTCTGTTTTGCCACCTTCATCTTTAAGGCCACCTTCTTGAAAGCCACGTTCTACTGGCTCAAAGAGTTCCATTTGTTCTGCTATACGTTTAGCCATTGACTGCATCCCTTAATGTTTGGATATTACGCAACACCGCAATCGCCCCTTGCGCACGATGCATTAATACGGTGTTATCACCCTGTTCTAATGTACGATGCTGTTGTTCAATTAAAGCATCTAAATAATTATTGAAGTGGTCCCACTGGCGTTTGTTGCTCACCAGCGGCTTGAGCTTGCTGAGTAGTTCCTTGTTGTCCATTTGCACTAAATCCTTGTTCACCCGGCACTGGTACTTGCCCTGTGCCAATGTTACCGCCGCCTGCACCTGTTGGGTCCATAGCATCAGCACCCGGTGGTACTTGCCCTTGCTCTGTCATTGGTGTTTGGAACCCTTTCATAATTTCTGCTTGCAGTGCAGCTTCATCCATATTGTTAGTAACTTTGTCGGGGTCTAAGTCCATAGACTTTGCAATCTCACGGATTACATATTGGAACTTAGCAAAAGGTGCGAGTGCAGGGTTACTTGCAATTTGCAAGAACTGCATAAGTCTCTGACTACGTATTTCATTTGCCATCAGGCTTTCTGTGCCACGAGCTTTAACTTCTAAGTCACCCTTAATTTCTGGGTCAAAATCAAACTGCATATTAAATCTGAATAGACCCTCGCCTAAAGGTCTTAACAAATAATCGTCTACATTTTTAATTATAGTTTTTGTGCTACCCTGCGCTGCTCCCATCAACATAGATATACCAGACGCTGTTCTACCAACGCCCTGAACACCAGTTTGCCCATGAGCAAATGATGGGAAGCCCGTACTTTCATCTGCAAGCACACGAGCTTTGTCAAACAACATCATGTTTTCTTGTGCTACATTAGGGAACTTAGTACCAAAAATAGCTTGGCCCGGTGCGCCACCCTGTCGCCGGAATATCTTACCGGGATATAGTGATAAGTCTTGACCCGGCACCAAGTTTGTTTCATCAACCTCTACAATTAAGTTGCCTGATAGAACAGCATTGTCAACAGCCATACGCATGAAACCATTCATCAATGTCTGCGTATCATCCATGTTTTCGGCAATACCAACACCAAAGAATGAGTATGGGTTTAGTTCATACGGTGCAGCAGAATATGGTATCTTAGCTGGCTTAAATGGATTAAGAACCATACGCAAAAGTTTATTATTGCATACCCATATGTTTGCCTGTAGTTCATCAAATTCTTTTAATTCATTTGGTATGTCTACATCTTGCTCTTCAAGAAGCTCAACATCAACCATGCCCCAGTACTCAAGAACTTCAAAGCGGTCAATACCATGTTCTGGTGCATAGTCAGTTAGGTCTTCTTCCCAATACTTTTTAGTATAGTTTTCGCCCATTTGAATAACTTCATCAATAACTCCGCTTCTAAAGTATGGACGTTTTTTCAGATTACGCAATTGAGTGCGAGACATTTTGTGACGCTCAATTATATACTGTGCTTCATCCATATTGTTAGCGTCTGGGTCAGGATAAAAGTTCCAAACGGATACATGATTTACTTGTGGTATTGTTTTAAATAGTGGGTCGTAATTACCATCATCACCCCAGTTAGGATATTCTTTGTCTATAGCAAATGGGCCTTTCATTACGCCTGTGCCAAACAACGCCATCTCAAATGCTGCACTACGTAAATGTTTGGTTGCGCCAGACTCTTCTAACTGGTCATGTATTTTCTTTTGCATTTTTTTAGCGGCAATCATAGCTGGACTAAATGCAATAGCTGTAGGTGTTTTACCCGGACCCTCTTTTAATTTATCTTGTACTGGTTCAAGTTTGTTTTCCAGTACCCCAAGTTTTTCTTGAAGACTTTGGGCGGTTGCACCCACTGGGAAATCCATGCCGTCTCCTTCAAAACCATAGGGACTTGAAAGCATAGTTTCACTACGCAATTGTTCTGGTTCTTTAGGGTCAAAATGTACATCAGCTACAACTCCTTCTGGTAATTCAGTAGGCTCTATAGACAAAGGAAAACGCTGGTTAGCAAACAGAACATCTACAATTTGTCCATATGCTGCCAGCGTTTTAGTCTTTGTAACTTTAATAAATACTCTAGATTTTTCTGCTTCAGTAAACTGAACGTCCGGGCCGTACAGACCCCGATAATTACGATATGCACGTAACCAACGCTCCTCATCTTGATACCTATAGTCCTCAGAACGCTTATACCTATCTATAATAAATGGTATAATATTTGTTACGTCAGTGTCAGTTTGAGATGTATCGTCTGTATCTTCCAGAGCGATAGCATCATCTTCAATCATAATTTCATCTTCAGCCATATTGCTTTTCCTTAGTATCCAAAGGTCGCATCTGCCACTTGCATACCGCCACCGGGTCTACCCATTGGGTCATAGTCAAATACACTAAATCTTGGTCGTGACATTATACCATATCTAAGAGCATCATACAAGTGGTCTTCACTCTTTGTGTCAATGTCTTCTGGGTTTTTTTTGTCCAACGGTATTGAGGGAAGTTGGGATATGACATGTGTGCAAGTATCAAAGAAAACAAGTCTAGGCTCCTCTGTAAATTCATCTATCTGCAGTCTACGATGCACTTCGTTTTTACCTGCTACGCGACTGCCCCTACTTCTATCTGATGGTCTCCAACGACATCCTCTGCTAATCATTTGTTCTGCCAAAGAAGGACCAGTATCGCCACGTTTATGCCACAAAGAGCTATCCAGAACACCGTACTTAATATTACCATCTTCCGCTTCCGCTTCTAAAATCATATCTGCCAAGTCTGTGGCAAGGACTTTAGAAACGTATAGTTCTCTATATACCACAAGTTGTTCAGAAGGCGCAACGGCAAACCAAACAACACCACTATAGCTGCCGTAGCCATAGTCGCAAGCGCGAAACTTAACCCAGTTACTAGGTATACGATAAGGTTCAACAACATGAACGCGCCTATCAAACTCAGTGAATGCTGCACCTTCTTTGATGTCCCAATCCCCTTCAAGAAGCTGCCTACGCTGCTGCTCTGGAAGTGATAGGAGCATGGCTTCGTAATCACCAGCTTCCGCAAGGTATGGATTATCAGAAAGTCTTGCGGGTATAAATCGTCTTTTAAATAAAGGCTTTCCTGCCTTGCTATGTCCTGCTGGATACCGTAGGACTTCGGTTGTTTCAATATCGGTTGCATCAAAGGCTCTGTCGTATGGCGAAGGGTCAATGAACATCTTCTTGACCCAGTGATGACCTCTACCGCCGGGGTTGGTCGTAGCCCTCATAAAAATTGGCAAGTCGCTTGCAGTGGACCGTAGACGTGACCGCATGTAATTCCATGCATACGGTGTGGCCCATTGTGTCAACTCGTCAAAGCCTATCCAGCTAAATGCCAGACCCTGATAGCGCAAGACATCCTCATCCCTATCAAGGTAGGACATCCACAACCTTGCACCAGATGGCGCAGTCCACTGCATCTTTCTTTCTGACCACTTAATACCGGGCCAGATTTTTGGGTACAACTCCTGCGACTTAAATATAAGTTCGCGCAACTCCTCTGTGGTGTGTCGCAGCAGAAGCCCACTAAACTGTGGATGCCCCATGTATCGTAAAGGGTCTGCAAGCATAGCGTAGCTTTTGCCACCACCTGCAGAACCACCGTACAAAACTTCTCTTTCACTTGCAGCCAAGAACTCCGTCTGTGGTCCGGGGTTTGGCTTGAACAACACATTAGCATGTTCTTCTATGCTTTGTGTTTCATATGAAACCTTTTTAGTCTTAGCTGCTGGCTCTTGAGCCTGTTCTTTGCGTGTGGATTTCTTCCGCTTTGGCGATTGCCTTTTCCGCATATTCTGCCCACTTGCGGAGGCTTGCAGCTTGATTCTTACGTCTTCGCTCATTATTTAACCGTTTCCTCAAACCTACATGCGAGATGTATCTGCCAGTCTGCGTACTCAACCAGTTTGCTACTTCACGATAGCTATATTGATTTACGTGCGACCTAGCCTTCTCTAGCAAATCCAATTCAATTGGTATAGGTTGAAGAATGTCGGGGTCTTCATCATCCTGTTTATATCCGAATGGTACTGTACGTGCAATACGTGGAATAGGTATCCACTCGTTATCTTCTTTGATGTCTGTTGGCTGTGGTAGCTTCCACTTGCCTATGCTTCTACTCATTTGTTTTTACGGTGATCTACTGTAGACAGAACCATACCACCTTTTCTATAATCAACAGAGCCGCCTTTATTTAGCATTTTTAATTTTCTTGTTGGGCCGGAAACGGGTGGTCTTATACCCATTCCAACAGCAGATTTACCGCCGCCACCAGCAACAGTTTTTAACTTCTTTTTTGTTTTCTTTTTAGCTTTTTCTCGTTTTTCCTGTTCTTTCTTTTTTTGTTTCTCTTCGTATTCTGCTTTTCTTTGTGCCGCTAATTCATTTATTTCTTTATCCGAAGGTTCTTTAGTTAATAAATCTGATTTTCCTTCTTTTCCAGAAAGCGCATAATCTATACCCATAGCTTGAGTTTTCATAGAAAAAGGAACTTTGCCCTTTGCTCTAAACTCTAAACGATGATTATCTGATGGTGTAAAATAATGAAGTCCTCTATTATCTACCCCTGTGCTTTTAGCAGATACAGTTTTACCATCTGGGGTTTCCATAGTTCTAGTTATTCTATTTTCTTGATATATTGCACTAGAAGAACGCTTTCTTTTATTTGGTGGGGCCATCAGTCATCATCCTCTACTGGTGCTTTAGGTGGCATAAGCATAACACCGCCACTTGCTTCTACCTGCATCTTTTCTGTCTTCACTAGACCTACACGGTCAAGCAGTTCTTTCGCTGCAGACATCTTATCACGAATACCCAACTCAGTCGGGTCATACAATGCACCTGTCATCGCCATCGCAGCCTTCGGCGCATTACGAGCCATGTACATTTGTGTTGCCTCAAGTATTTCTTCTTTGAGACCTTTAACAATATCCGAAGTGCTAGAAGTGTCGGAATATCCTGCCATCTTTTTTGCCTGTACCATATCACCACCTGCTTCTTCAAACAGGACGTTTAAGAACGCTTGTTGTTTTTCTGTAAGTTCTCTAGCCATTATTTACTCTTTTTAATAAATTTTTTGAACAACCCGTCCAAATATCTAGCATCACCAAATCTTGGTTTACCTGATGATTTTCCCATGTATTGCTGACCAGATGCTGTTTTACTAGCTTTAAAAATACCACCTTCACCTTGATACTTTGACTTATAAGTTCTTGCACTAGACATTAAAACTCTCCGTTGTGCATAGCATTAGCTAACTTAGTAGCTCTGCCTTTTACCTGCGTTGCCCACCTGCTATCAAGCATCTCTTTTGCTGCAGTAGGATAGTCACCACATTCTACAGCAGCCCACATCTTCTTAAACTTACACAGTCTAGGCACACCCATATTAAATGCCATATCTATTAATATAAGCTGACGTACAGAGTCTAACCTGTCTACGCAAGGGTGCGCACGTACCAGTTCTTCCTCAACAATCTGTACGTCATTCGTTGCTAGATAGACCGCATCAGCTTCGGTGATTCCCCATTCATATACGTGGTCAATAGATGGGTAGTCCATCCAGTCAAGTTCTTCCTTGCTTATGCCACGGTCTTCTAGGTTTCGTCCAATACCAATAGTATCAATTCCTAATGTGTCTTTATATACTTGTAGGCGTAGTCCCTCTGATACTATAAGTTTTTCTATTAAATCTTGTCTATCATATTTCATGTACCAATAGCCCCTACTATACCACAACTATACTCAACAGTTTTCCAGTCGCCATCTCTTGGTATTGATTCGTGTATGGCTTTAAACTCTAAACATTCAGGTTCATTTTCAAACCACTGAATGGTCTGACTAAAACACTGACCATTTTCAAAACAAACATTTAACATCAACGCCCATATTATATGTGTCATTCTGAACGACTTTCTCTTTCTAGGCGTTTTGCTTGGGTTTGATGTGCATTACCCTCGTGGCTCATCCATACCGCAAATGCACCTGTCATGGCCCCCGTGACTACACTCACCAGTGCCGCTTGTTGACTTGTCGGATTTTCCAGTGTCATAAACCATTCCACCACTCTCCATGCTGACACTGACATCATTAGCATCATTAGTCGTGGTAGTAGCTTCCACGCCAGCACTCTTTCCATTACGCCTGTCATAGTTATTCACTTTTTATCTGCGTCTTCGTCTTCTAACTGCTCTGCCGCGTTGACCACCGCCACCGCCGCCTCCAAGAAGTTTAGCTGCTCCCATGCCGCCTATGCCTATGCCCTTTTTAGGTCTTGGTCTTTTAACCATACCAACGTCCGAGGCTTTAGTACCCGTACCCATACCGGGACGAACAGCTTTTGTTACTGGTCTTTTTGCTTTTGCTTTTGCCATTAATGCAGCCAAAGCTGCTGGCGTTTTAGTAGGTCTTCGTTTTGGTCTTCCCATTCCCGGTCTGACTGCTTTTTTTATGGGGCGATCTGTTGGTCGCATGGTAAATTTTCGTCTCATTATTCTTCCCCTTTTCACGATTTTTCCTTGCTTGTTCTTCTGTGGTTAGGTTGGACATACTCCACATCTGCACTAGGACTACCTCTTACCAAAGAATTTTGTAGCACTGCGTACACCAAAGCTGGCAGCAACAATAACACCAAGGCTGTATTGATACCACTCAGGCATTTTGTTGAGTTGTTCAAATCCATTCTGCACTATACCTTCCATACCGGGAATGAACGCCAGTATTAATGGTATGCTAAATAAAACTACTAGCCACTCATCCTTCCAACTTGATGCCGAAGAACGAGCCATTTCAATGTCCCAATCAATTTCGCCAGTGGCTTTCTTTTCCATGATAGCCGCTTCAGCTTTAGCTCTTGCGACATTAGCATTTGCTTTCGCCTTTGTCTGCTCAACTTTGCCATCCATCCAACTCCCTGCAATATTTGCAATTGGACCTATCAATGCTGTCCACATTAGCTTCCTACTCCTCGCCTAAACTTGGCTGTTTTCTTTTGTATCTTTTTAGGCTGCTTGACGAACTGCTTACCAGCACGAGTTCCTGCTCTTTTAGCACGGGTGGTAGCTGCGTATTCTTGCGGCGATAACGCCTTGATAGCAGCGGTTGGTAAATAACGCTCACCTGTTTCGGAAGACTTTTTACCACTCTTGGTTCTCCACTTTTGACCTGTCCAAGTTTTTAAACTTTTTTGTGATTTTGCTAGTGCCATGTTTAAGTTATACCATCATATTACATAATTGTCAAGAGAAAAATAAATAAACCTATACCTACAGCTATTATAGCACCAATTCCTGTGGCTATTTTTATATTTTCCATCATCTCTTGCTGCCGCCGAATAGCTTCTCTTCTAGCTTTTGCTTGTGCTTCTTTTAACTTTTTTATGCGTTCTTTTCTTAAATCTACTATAGACTGCCATGTACCGGGACCAAAGCGTAGGTCAATCAATGTGCGCATCTCTTGTATTTTTTCTTGCGCTATACGAGCGTCTATGACTTCTTGAGCCACTGACTCTATTCCTAGTTGATCTCCTAAACCTAACCCAGATTTTTTAGATCTTTGTTGTTGTACTTGTTTTTCACCCTCAAGCAGATTGTCTACATACTTAGCAATCTCGCCTATATCGTTGGCGGTATTGATGGTAGACTTAATACCATCTACGGCACTCTTCACCAGTGCGATACCCGCAAGGGTTTCTGCAATCATCTCTGTTCCTCTTTAATTGGTTAATTATCATAATTTTCATGCTGCTAGTGCGGGATTACTAGCATCTACCTGCATCCATTTAGACCACTCGCTGTAGTAGTGACGCATACCTACTTCATCGTGGATTGTACTATTCTCATGCCTACCATGCAAAATGTTACGAGGTTCTGTGCCTTCTCGCATTGTAGTGCCTTGACCTGCGACACCAATCAGGTCTTCATGTAAGTTTCTACCAAACGGTCCCCATATAGAGTTGTGATGTTTGATACGTGTCTGTCTTTCTTCTTCTGTATCTTTACGCAAGCCGTAGCCACGAAACTCAATCAATACTTTGTTTGGTCCTAGTGGTGTTACAATGTCACTACGATATGCACTGCCGCGTAAATTAAAATTATAGCCGGGGAATAAGTCTACCATATACCATTGGTTAGGTGGAAGGTTAGGAAAACTAAGTTCTCCTCTGTCTTCAAAACCATCGTACTCTTCGTAGTTAACTGTAAAGCTACTGACATTGACGTGTCCGTTATCAAATGGGATATTTTTTCTAGCAAAATATTCATCATTGAATCCTGACACGCGATTAAAATAGTGCATGAAGTCATGGTAAAACTCTGAATTAGTATCGTGCCATAGTTTGTAGTTTGTATCTATGACTGCCTTATGATAGTGAAATACTTCTAGTTCTTCTGTATCAATGGCATCTGCAATACAGTCAAACGCACCACACGTCCATTCTTCTACACTCTGCGTTGGATTAGGATCTAATGTAACCCAGACCATGCCACCGTGTTTTACCTCACAGTGCAAAGGTTTTTCCACAGTGGCAAAGTCATAGGTAATAGTTCCAGCAGGTTTACGATGATCAATGTCATTAGTATTATAATAGGCTTGTACATTTTCACCATCAATATTAATTGCAATAACCCTCTTATCTGCAATACGTATTGTTCTAAAATCACCTTTGTTTCGCATCTCACTAATGTGACACATAGGCACCCAGACCTTAGAAAATATGTTTTCCATTTCCTGCTCGTATAAACTGCGATCAGAATATATAAGAGAGTTTACATACTCTACTTTAGGTTTCTTTGTCCAATCTTTATAATTACGTGGTGGCATTACCTATAACCGCCGCCTTTGGCTTTATATTGTTTTGCAAGCATCTGAGCTTTTCTAGCACTCCACTGACCTGCACCACCACCTTTTGTGCCAGCCTTAATGCGGTTAAACAAATTCTTCCGCATTGTAGGCTTGGTGTAGTTTCCGGCTTTGTTGACAGTGCTTTTTGGTTTATGTCCTGCCATAGCTTACTTCTTCTTTTTTGCCATACCGCCGCGCATCATTTTCTTTTTCATCATGCCGCCGCCGCGCATTTTCTTCTTAGCCATTTTAGCCATACCGCCGCCAGCCATACGCTTTGGCATTACAGAACCACCGCCCCGCATTTTCTTTGCCATCTTCTTTTTACCGTGCATTGCCATTTCTAAGTCTCCTTCTCTCTATGACCAAACTCTGATAAACCCATTCTGGAAACTCTTTATAGTATCCAGACTTTTCTAAACTCAAAGCCGCATCGTCTAGCTTTGATAGTAATTGCACGAACACCATGCAATATTCTAAAGTGTCATCTGTGACACCATCTTGTACTAAAAAGTCCAGACCTGCTTCTTCTGCATCATAGTCTGGATGAAACACCATAAGGTGCATATCTACACCAGCGATTGACATGGCTTCGTTTACGCCATCACACCATCCATCAAGATAGCCCATCTCTGGTAAGTCTTCTTCTGCCCATACAACTATATCATAGTCGTGAGTAGAAAACTTTTTTATTTCTTCTGCTAGTCCATCCAGCCCCGTGTTAATGCTAAAGATAACTTTATCTTCTAGCCATGCTTGTTTAGCATATGGGCATGGTGGCAGTCCGTTGAGTTTATCGCTAGGCTTTTCAAGAAACTCATGTGACCACTTGCGTATATCAGCTTCTACGGGATGCACGTGTCTTCTTCTTTTGTGACTCAATAAATCTTCGGTACACGTTAGCTGCAGCAATCTTCCCTGCTGCCCTAGCCCGTTGCTCCATTGCGATAGCTGCCTGTGTCTTATGATTGTGACTTCTGTTAGACGCTTTTATTTTACGCACAGATGCTTCTGCATCTTTGACTGTGGCAAACTTTAAACCTCTGATTGTACCTTTAGGGTTTTCATCCGTGTACAGGTCACTGTGTTTCTTAGACCCGGCGGGTTGTCCCTTTTTTCTTGGTATTCTTTTTTGCGACACTTGGTAACAATCCTTTGTTTACTGCTCTTGCTCTTTCACTGAAGCCTAGCTTTTGGCCTGAACGTATCTTACGTTTTATTGTGGATACTTTAGCAACCATTATTTTTTTAGAATCTTTTTAACTACGTCTGGTCTTTCTTTAGCCAATGCTTTTAAGCCCGGATTTAAATTTTCTGTTACTAATGCACCGTCATTTAAATACATATGCTTCTTTCCATTAGCCATGCCACCCATAGCCATTTTCATTGGACCCTTTTTACCTTTAGGCATATCAGCCATACCTACAGATATAGCAATGACGGGGACTTTTTTCTTTTTATCTGCCATTACTTTTTCCTTCCTGTGCGTCTGCTAGGCTTCTTCTTTGGTTTTGATTTTGGTGTAGCCATCTTAGTGCCATTTTTACTTGCAACCTTTTTACGTAGTGCAGCTAGTCTCTCTCTATTCTTTTTCTGTCTTTCTTTTTCTTTTGCAGCTTCTGCACGTTTTTTAGCTACACCAGATACTGGCAGCTTACCTTCTTTTTGTAGCTTCTTCGTTTTTGCTTTTGCCAAAAGAGCAGAACGTCCAGATTTTTCATCTACAGTTGTTCTAGCTTTCTTTGGTGTTGGTGTTGTTTCTGCGCCAGCTTTCATTTTAGCACGTACACCACGAGCAAACGCTTTACCATCATCGCGCATCATGCTCATTTCAGTTTGTGATACACGACCAAATGGACCTTGTGAGCCAATGTTTTTACCAGTGCGAGGCTTTGGTATTTTTAAACTTTGTCCAACGCGAATTTTATTTACATCTTTTAAGTTGGGATTAGCTGCTACAATATCTTGAATACGAACACCAGCATCTTTTGCAATTTGTGATACAGTGTCTCCGCTTTTAACTTTATACGCCATTAGTATTTTCCTTTCCTTGCTTTGGGGCTAGACTGTTTTGGTTTACCTGCCCCACCCCACAAGGTACGACATGCCCAATATCGTGCTGACAATATGTCACTAGCTGTATCACACTTGTGTCTGGCACGAAAAGACTTACGTGCTGCAGCACTATAGTTGTGACCATAGCCTGTAGCACCAAAATGAATTAATCTGATTGTCTCACCCTTCTTGGCAAGAACCATTTTCTTTTTACCCGGACGATTAGACTTAATAGGTTTGTTATATCCGGGAAATGTTATGCCACGATATTTGACAGACATTACGTAGACAACTCCTCTACAGGTGGTTCAGGCATTTTAGGTGGTTCGTTAAACATCAAAGTCATTGGACCACAAGATGCTGCCCAATCTCTTATTTCGCCTTTGTCTAATCTATGCTGATGCATCTGTAGCACAGCTTCTTCTGTAGGGCATTCAACTACATTTTCTGTGTAGCTTTTAAGGGTGCCATCTGGCATGACTATTACGGATAGGAATATATAAAAGGTAATAGGTATCATCACTCATCTTTCTCTCTCCACCCCTCAGCCCTCATTGCATCTTCTACGTGCTTTAAAGTAAATGAACGACCATAGTGCGCCTCTACTGCCTGTCGCACATAGAAGACATCACTGTGGGGGATATGTAAACGGTCTAATGAATTAGTACAGATAGCACGATAAAATGCTTCTAGTACATTATCTGTGTATAGTTTTACAGATTTTTTAGCCAATGTCAAGAACTTTCTTTTATTTAATTACAGATATAGGCAGTTAAGTGTATTAACAAAGAAAATTTAGTAGCGACTAACTTATAATTCAGTTAAATGTTATAGTTAAGAGTATTTAATATCTATTCTATAAACAGTTTAAATGTAGTCACTTTAAGTGTTCCTTAGTTATACATAATTATACCAGATTTTGTCAACCCTGTCAACCCCCAATAGTAAAATAAATAATGCTTGAGCATATGTAACTGTCAGTTTAACTTGTGGTTAACACTTAATTTTCCTGATCTGTGTATTTCTATGTATACACGTACGGTAGACCCCCCACTGGCTGCTGCCCGGCCTAGCTTCCAGCCTCAAAAAAATAGATAATCAATGCTTTTTAAATAAAAAAACCAATAAAACTTCGCCATTGTGGTGATAAACCATTGTTTTTGCGGATAAATATGGGGCATATAGTATGAATATAGACTGATAACACAACAGTCTATGCCAGAATAAATGTGACTGAATATATGTTTATGCAAAATGGGTACCGGATGAAGAGGCGCAGCACATACCCCTCAAAAAATATGTATACTTATATAATACAAAAAAAAATTTTTATCTTTTTTAATTTTTTTTAAAAATAATTATTCAATAAAATCAATAGCTTATTTTACTCAATGCTATTTTATCTTTATAAATCAATATGTTAGTTGGGGGTTTACTTTATCAATCACTTGGTGCTAGTGTTTAGAGACTGAAGCGAACAAAGCAAAGCATTAGCGACAAGCCCTAGGGGTAGCGACAAGATGCCTAGCAGAAACAAAGACCGATAGAGCCAACGGGCGAGGGTACAGTTTCAGATAACAACGATACTAGCACGGTGTAAGCTAGGCGGTTAAACCCACGAATTGCACCACTACATTAGAGCGGATAGGCAAATACTAGAAAGCTACTGAGACAATAAGACGGAAGAACACAAAAACAAAAAGAATAAATACTGTCTCTTAATCTTGAATCGTGCCAACGACAAGATAGCCAACTTAGCCACAAAGCGAAGCTCTTAAATACATAGGTTAACTGCCTATGGTAAGCAATGTCCATGAGAGCGGGGGCTATAGAGCTATGATTGAGTTACATAGCCAAAAGGTGTCCTAGTGCAATAATACGGGTGGGATATACACTACAAAAGTGATGCCATATATCCAGCCCGTATTATATTATTGACTAGTGTAATTATGGGGTGTAATGTAATACCCATAACGTAACCAACAATCTAGGAGATTTTTAAAATGATTGTAACACAAAACAACGGTTTCTTATCAGTATCACGCAATAAGCAAGGCCAGTTTGTACCTATTACAACGGTAAATGCAAAGCCTATTATTAGCGAGTTAATTGAAAAGGAACGTGCTATCATGTTTGAAGCAAAACGTGATGCGGCATAAGTTATGGTGCAATGTGCTATCGTGGTGCATTGCACCCCATAACTACACTATCAACCAACAATAGAGGTATATTATGTCTGTAGAAAATATCTTAGCCATTTACAAAATGGCAACACCGGAAGAAAAGCGTGACGGTATCGTATGGTATGCCAACGCGCTATCTGAATGCAATCGCATATCACTAGACCTAGACATACCGTTGCATATTGTGACGGGTGTTTGTGCGGCATTATCGCCTAACAATAAATGGGATAGAAACATTGTTAACGCTAGGGATTTGTGCCAAGCGTTTCTCAATGGTGATGACATAGACAGCGTGAAAGTGTCTACATATCATGCCATGAAACGCAAAGCATGGTCTATATTGGAAGCTATGCCTAATCATAGCGGGGTGATTGACATATTGAACGGTCAAAAGATTGTCTCATTCTATCGTAACATTATGGGCGATGACACATGCACGATAGACGGTCATGCGCGTAATATCGCATATGCTGAGCGTGTAGGCTTGACCGATGACAAAACAAACATTGGCGTAAAAGAATATCGCGAACTTCAAGCGCAATATGTGCAGGCGTGTAAGCGTACCCGTGTCAATGGTCGCGCACTCAAGGCGTTTGAATTGCAAGCTATCACATGGGTGACATGGCGTAGAATACATAACATAACATAATAGAACAGTCGGGTGAGTATAAACACGGTTAAGCTGGATAGCGACTATAAATAACATACCAGTGGGTTTAGCCAGCCCTCGCAAGAAATGGCCTAACAATTTAGAGAGGTGATGAAATGAATAGCGCAAACACACTAATTGAAAACCTATCTATCAATAGGCTTGTGCCTTACTATCTTATGAGTAGTTATCTATACTACAAAGAAGATAGGCAGGTGTTGACAGATGATGAATTTGACGCATTATGCAAGCGGTTATTGGATAACTGGGACAGCATAGAGCATATGCACAAACATCTAATTACTAAGGGTGACTTGACTGCTGGCACTGGGTATGCTATCAAATACACCAACATGATAATAGGTGCTGCCAATAGGTGGTATGAATTAACACAAACAGAAAGGCAAACAACATGACATCAAAAGAGTTTAGACAATTAAAACGCAACGCTGATGGTGACATTGTAAATCTTTACAATATATTTCATCTGTTAACAGATAAACAGATTGACAGATTGACCGATGATGATTGGTCTAGGGTAAATGAATATCAGCTAGAATTTACACTTTGAAATATTGGGAAATAGACTGATGAAAAAATTTGAAATGCTAGACTTGTTTCTGATTGCAATGCTAATGGTGGGCATATTCTTTGGGCTTGCCATGCTGTCGCTACATGGTGTAGGCTCTATGACATGGCTATCATGGACACTGTTTGGATGCAGTGCATGGTGTCTAGTCGTAGGCTGGGGCATTGTAGCATATAACTTAGAGAAGAAATAACATGGTAACAATTAGACCCATCAATCCTGTAGCCCGTATCATGGCACAGAATAGGCGCAGAACTGCAACACAAATTGTGCCAAACAAGAAACAATACAACAGAAAAAAGGATAGAAAAAATGCGAGTAAAGACAACGAAGTTTCGTACCAAAAGGGTGAATAAAAGACGCATGACAAGTGCAGAGATAGAACGTGCTAATGCCAAGCGTCAAAAATTTGTCATGCTAGATTATTGGTTTGACAAAGATGAAACTACTGATTATGCTGTAGCTACACACTTAAAAAGGAGATACCCATAATGAGTAACATTTACAACGAGGCAATCTTAGAACAACTGTATGAAGAGGCATACGAGCAGTTGGTAAAACAGCATCAGAGCTGGAAGGCATATATGACTGAAGACCAACTGCACAATGCAGCAGTTGAACTAGCTAAGAAACGCTGGACTGACCATGACTAAGTGCGTGACAGCACTGTGCGTATACAATCAGATGCCGTGGGATGATGTATTCATTGGCGGTTATCTGGTTGCATGTGTAGTTGGAATATTTTATATAATGTATAAACTGTATAAGGATGAATGATATGACTGACCCAAACCAAATAATAGTTGTGCGTGAAATACACACAGGAAAACTATTTGACATGACCATAAAAGAAATGCTATCACTGGTAAATGAGATGCAGCCCTACGACTATCCATACAAACTACATGAATGGGAAGAGGGCTGGTATGGTCATTGTGAGGGGGACTATTATGAAATTGTCACCTAGTTGGAAGCCCACTGAAAAAACGTGGTCTGATGCCCAGCTATACCGTTGTGACCTATACGACACACGCTATCCTGTATGTGGCACACGCCTTGTGTGGGTAGTGGTGGGCAGGAAGTGGGTGCGCTTTTGCACACCTGTCCAGCATGACAAGTGGCGTATCAGACGTGCTGAGTGGGATAAGATACCACATGAACTATTCGTAAAGGAGAATGATGATGCCTAAGTATAGAGTGACTGCCACAATGGATGTGGGATTTGAAACTACCATTGAAGCACCTGATGAACATACTGCGTGGAGTATAGCACCATCATGTGTAGGATGGATACAAGTTGATGAGGGGCATGACTGGACGCTAGAAAGTATACAGGAGATTGATGACGATGCGTAACACATACAAACTAATTATGGACAGTAGATACAATCCGCTGTCCAACATACCTGACACAAACACAAGGCATCTGGTCATGCAGATACTGGCATGGATGTGGTGTATTATCTTCAGCATGTGGGTAGGCTCTGTCGTTGTGTTCGGTATCAGTGCTGCGTTACACGCCTTGCTGATAGCAGGTGTGTTCATTACGGCAGGTGTATTTGAAACAGCCAAGCGTAAGCCACAGTATTTTGGTGGGCTTGGCAGAGGAAATGGAGGTGAGCATGAATAAATATTGGCACAAAGTGAAATATTATTACCTTACGCATGATGGCATTGAAATGTTCGTGTTCTTTTGCATTTTTTTATTTTTAGGCTGGGCAGGTTATCATGCCATAGCTGGTATCATAGAAAGGATAATAGGATGAATAGCATAACAGTAGTGCTTGCCTGTTTAGGCACAATCAATGCGTATACCGTAGAACTAGAGGTGTGGTCTGGCCATGCTTGGATGTCGCAGTGCCACTATGAATCTACCATACGTAGTTTTGAGTATCCAGAACAGCAATGCTTTTGCATAGAAAGGAGTGATGACGATGGAATGGATGATAACTGAGTATGACGAGTTACACGAATGGCTTATGGATTGTCCAGTTAAATGGGATTTAATTGAAGATAAAGAAAACAAGGGTCAAAGAATTGTACAAGCTAGATTTTATGCCATTGACTATGACCCAAATGAGGGCTATAATTACAGCACATAATAAACATGAAAGGAGTGACGACAATGTATATAGATCCAATATATCCAGACAAGGCCAGTGATAAACGACTGCTGCACGTGGCAGACGAGAGGCGTAGGCTGATGCGTGAACATGGTGACCTAATATTTGAAGGTGCAGACCAAGCCCTGATAGATGCTAAGTGGAGAGAATACATGGCTATGAGACAATTAGACAAAGAGGGTGTCACTTTAGTTACCAAGTTTTGAGAGGAGTGGAGATGGAAGCAGTGCTAATTATATTTATTGTTGCACCCATACTGGCAGCAATTATTTTGTAGACAAATATTTTTTTGTGTGGTACAACTCACACAAGATAATCGTCAGTTGACATGAAAGGAGACAATAGAATGAATATAACACATGAAGAGAGACTTGAATTTCTCAATGCTCGTAATGACTTACGCAGCACTCTTGATACATTACTAGAGTGTCAAGATGTGTGGTTGTCTGATGTGAGCAAACTAGAAAAACTTGATAGCTTAATGTGTAAAGTGTTAAAATTTGCACCACGAGAAGATGATAATGGCAAGCAACTATATTATGCAGATTGGGTGCTTGCTGATGATAACAACGAGAAAGGAGAATAGATATGCCATTAGATTTTTTACCAGAGAACCTTGACTTTGACCCAGTGTTTGAGCCTACCAAGGTGAGAGACAAGAAGTATGTCATCAACAGTAGCACTGGTGAATACATTGGTGTGGTGGGTGACACGTTCAACTGTGCCAGCCATGATGCTTTTTTCACTGGTGTAGTGGACACTATCACAGAAAATCTCAGTTATGTAGCTAGAGATGGCATGACCACAAAATGGAATGTCGCACGTCAAAATGCATGGGCTATGCTTGACATGACCCTGCCCAATGTGACTGCTCGTATTGAGACAGACAAACACAGCACCACCATCGCACAGCGTATCATTGCCTTGCATGGTATTGATGGTAGCTGTTCCAACCAGACATACTTTGGTGCTATAGATTTCTTCTGCACCAACGGTATGATTCGTGGTGAGCATGACAAGGTAAGGCGTAAGAACTCTGCTAATTTTAGCATGGCTAGATTTATTCGTGACCTGCGTGAATCTACGCAGTCATTCTATGCGCAGTCAAAGCGTCTACAAAGCTGGGCTAACAAGCCATTGTATATTGGTGACGTTAAGTCTATGCTTGAGACTTTGCTCAAGTCGGATCGCACTTCAGAAAAGATGCTTAACTTGTACAACCAAGAGGCATCAGTTCGTGGTCAGAATGTCTGGGCTTTGTACTCTGCGTTCACTAACTATGCAAGCTATGCTGATGATCGCAATGGTTTTACCCTGCGCAACACTGGCAAGGATACTAACGCAGTGTCTATGTTCCAGCGTGAGAGCAAGGTGTCCCAATGGATTGACAGCAAGCCATTCAAAGAGTTGATTGCAGCATGAAGACGGTAAAACATCTTGTGGATAAGTACTATAATTCCAATGATTTCAAGATGTTACGAAGCAGAACTAAGAAAGACTATCAATATTTTCTTAGTGTAATGCTGGATGATTTTGGCTCTGTGAATTTTTGTGAACTCACAAGCAAGCAAGCCAAACACGCATATGAAGGTTGGGTTGTGCGAGGCATCAGTCTCGCCAACCACGTCTGCACTGTATCATCCATCGTGTTTCGTTACGCTATTGAAATGGAATACACGCACATTAATCCATTTGCAAACATCAAACGTAAAACACCACCACAACGAAAGGTAGTGTGGACGGATGAAGATGTGTGTCAATTTCTTGACACTGCTTATTCTAAGTTTGAATGGCGCAGTATCGGATTGATAGTTCACATGGCATACGAATGGTGTCAACGTCTAGGTGACATGCGTATGTTGACATGGGATAATATAGATTTTGAAGAGCGTAAGCTGCATCTTCAGCAGTCTAAGCGTAGGGCAGAGGTAACTTTACCTATACAAGATGATCTGCTTGAGATGCTAACACAACAGGAGCAAGAGTTTGGTTTTCAACAGTACGTTGCGCCCCGAATAAAGCCCGTACACGGCGTCTACCATCCCTATGGTATAGATAGACTAGGCCAAGCTGGAAGGCTTGTCATGCGCGAAGCTGGGCTGTCTGATGAACTACGCCTGATGGATTTACGCAGGACAGGTACAACACAAATGGTTGAAGCTGGTGTTCCTATGGGACAAATCATGTCGGTTACAGGACACAGTAACCCACAGTCAGTAAAACCATACATGAAAAATACGTATGCAAGTGCAAATAATGCGTTGACAGCACGTAAAATACATGGTAAAAGCAATTAACTGCCAACAAGGAGAGTGTATATAATGAATAATATATATAACATTATAACTGATTTAGATTTGTCTAATGGACAAACTAAAAGAATGGATTGTCCTAATTGTGGTGGTAAGAATACTTTTACTGTGACTAATAATCTTGGTAGTCTTGTATGGAACTGCTACAAAGTATCTTGTAATGTTCGTGGTGGTAATCGTGTGCATTTAACTGTAGATGATATACGTGCTAGTATGGGTAATGCGCAGCAGTTTGCTGAAGAAGAATTTAAATTGCCTGATTACATTGTACCACATGGAAAAACAAATGATGTGTTACAGTTTTGTTGTAGCTATCAGCTTGACCCAGATGAGTTGGGTGTGTTGTATGATGTGAAAGAAGATAGGGTTGTGTTCCCCATATCACACAACGGTAGACTTGTAGATGCTATAGGGCGAGCATTGGGCAAGCGTTTACCAAAATGGAAAAGATATGGAAAAAGTGGCTTGCCATATGTGTATGGTTGTGGTAAAGTCGCAGTAGTTGTTGAGGACTGTGTGAGTGCAGCCGTTGTTGGTTACGGTTCCTTTGTCGGGGTTGCGCTTCTTGGCACCTCTTTACAGGAAGTGCATAAAGGGTATCTTGCACAGTTCTCAACAGCAGTCATAGCGTTAGACCCCGATGCACTACCTAAGACGCTACAGATGGCTAAAGAATTACGTGGTCATGTAAACGATGTTCGTGTACTACGTTTGAATGATGATCTTAAATATCGTAACCCGACAGATATGGAGAAGCTAAATGGAATTATCAATAATTAGAAGTCTGATGGACAAGTCATTCTACGATGACCATCGTGGTAGCAAATGCCCACCACGTTTGTTCAGCAAAGATGCACGTAAGATTAAAGAAGCTATTGACACAGCTATGGACAGGTACGAGCGCACTGTCACACCCGATGAGGTTGAGGCTCTGTTTATGTCTAACAATCCTACGCTAACCACTGCACAGAAGCAGGGCTATGCATCTATGTTTGCTACGATCAAACGTGAGGAGCCAATGGGTAGTGATGTAGCACAAGAGGTGTTATCAAAACTATTCCAGCAGGTTGTGGGCGAGGATGTTGCCAACATAGGATTTGATATGGTCAATGGTGATGCGTCTACGCTAGAGCGTTTGCGTAATCTACTTGAGCAGTATGGTGATGACTTCATACCCAACATGAATATTGAGTGGGAAGATATCAGCATTGAAAGCATCATGGCTGCAGCAGAGCTTGAGGCCAAGTGGAAGTTTAACATACCATCTGTCGTGCGTAAGATAGAGGGTGTGAGTGGTGGACACTTGATTGAGGTAGGTGCTAGACCCAATGTGGGCAAGACATCTTTTCATGCCAGCTTGATCGCTGCTCCGGGTGGATTTGCACATCAGGGTGCGCAGTGCATTATCTTGTGTAACGAAGAGTCTGGCAAGCGTGTGGCAGAGAGATATCTTAATGCTGCGTCAGGCATGTCACGCCATGAGATAAGCAAGGACTTTGCCAAAGCATCTGCTAAGTATTACCCTATATCACAAAACATTCGTATCAAAGAATGTCAGGGTAGGGATATGGCTTGGGTTGAATCTATTTGCAAGTCTTATAATCCTGATATACTTGTATTAGATATGGGTGATAAGTTTAGTGCAGGTGGCAACTATTCAAGGCCAGATGAAGCACTCAAGGCTTGTGCTATATATGCAAGGCAGATTGCTAAGACCTATGACTGTGCTGTGTTCTATATGTCACAGCTATCTGCAGATGCAGAGGGTCGGGCGCAATTGAACCAGAGCATGATGGAAGGTAGTCGCACTGGTAAAGCAGCAGAGGCAGACTTAATGATATTGATTGGTAAGTCTCCATCTGTTGAGGGGCAGGAAGAAGAAAGCCCACTGCGACATGTCAACATTGTTAAGAATAAGCTCAATGGCTGGCATGGCATGGTTAACTGTGAACTTAACTACCTTAACGCGAGGTATGAAGGTTGAGTCAGTTAGATTTCTTCAACGATAACACTATTGAAGATCTATGTGAGGACGGTCTTGTCTGCATAAAGTGTGACATAAGACAACCAATACAGAACTTTCAACAGATGTCATATACAAAAACAGGTGATGCAGAAATAAAAAGAACTTGTAAGTCATGCCAGAAAGGACATAGGCAAGTCATAGCAGAACTTAGAAAGACAAATGTATATCCTCAAGAGGCAAGCTATCAGTGTCCAATCTGTACACGTACAATAGATGAGGTAAATAAGTATGGACAAAAGTTATTAGGAACTTGGGTACTAGATCATTGTCACGATACTAATACGTTTCGTGGGTACATATGTAAACATTGCAACGATGGACTAGGTGGGTTTCGTGATGACTTGACAACAGTTAAAAATGCTGTTAAGTATCTTGAAGAACATAAGGAGAAATTAAATGAAACTGACACTTGATATAGAAAATACTGTCACAAAGCGTGATGGCAAGATGCATCTTGATCCCTTTGAGCCAGAGAACTCACTGACTATGATCGGTGTGTTGACTGACCAAGGTGTGGAGAGACACTTTCCATTTGACCATTGTGACGTACCCAACCAGCAGGACTACTACGAGCGTGTGCAGTGGTATCTAGACGAAGCTACTATACTTATCTGCCACAACGCTGCATACGATTTGATGTGGTTGTGGGAGTCAGGCTTCAAGTATGATGGCCCTGTGTTTGACACGATGCTTGCAGAGTATGTGCTGCAGCGTGGTATTAAAGAGCCGTTGTCTCTTGAGGCATGTGCAGAGCGTTACGATTTAGATACTAAAAAACAGGATACTCTAAAAGAATATTTTAAGAAGGGTCTTAGCACTCGCGACATACCATACAACGAATTGTGTGAGTACCTGTCTGCTGACCTTAATGCTACGCAGCAGTTGTGTGATAAACAAGTAAGGCGTTTGCATAGTTGTGATGATGCTGGGCTGTTGAATACTGTAGTCCTAACTAATGAGGTGGCTGTGTGTCTTGCACGTATCTATCAGCGTGGTTTCACTGTTGACAAGAACGCACTAGAAACTGTGCGTGAAGAATTTGAACAAGAAAAGAAGCAACTAATAGATGACCTACAAGCCCATGTTCGCAGGCTAATGGGAGATACCCCAATAAATCTAAACAGCCCAGAGCAATTGTCTTGGGTAATATATAGTCGTAAGGTTAAAGACAAACAGCATTGGATTAATGCTATTGATCCATACATGGACGACAAAGACTTTCGTAGATTAATTAAAAAGGATACAGATCGTTTGTATAAAACAAGTGCTGAACAGTGTGTCACTTGTAAAGGAACAGGATACATTAGAAAAACTAAAAAGAATGGTATGCCATTTGCTAGGGATAGCAGGTGTCCACACTGTGATGGTGCTGGCTACCATCTACTTTCGTGTGAAGATGTAGCTGGCTTAAAGTTCAAGCCACCATCACCGAAGTGGTCAAGTGCAAATGGGTTTAGCACATCTAAACAAAACCTAGAGATATTAGAGTCTGCTGCGAAGCAACACGGTATGGATGATGCTGTTGACTTCTTGTACAAGGTACGTAGACTATCTGCTGTAGATACATATCTATCCTCTTTTATTGAGGGTATCCAGATGTATACTAAGCAGGATGGTAAGCTACATGTGCGTCTATTGCAGCATCGTACAGCCACTGGACGTTTCTCTGGTGCAGAACCTAATATGCAGAACATGCCTCGTGGCGGCACGTTTCCTGTTAAGAAAGTATTTGTGTCACGATTTGCTGGTGGCAAGATTATGGAAGCTGACTTTGCACAGCTTGAGTTTAGAACTGCTGCCTATTTATCACAGGACAAGGTTGCAATAAATGAAGTATCTACTGGATTTGATGTACACTCATATACCGCTAAAGTTATTACCGATGCTGGTCAACCTACGGATCGCCAGACTGCGAAGGCTCACACGTTTGCACCGCTTTATGGCGCAACGGGCTTTGGGAGAACGCCAGCGGAAGCAGAGTATTACACACACTTTACACAAAAGTACAGAGGAGTCGCAGAATGGCACTCCCGACTGGCTAAAGAGGCTATAGAGACACGAAAGATTACAACGCCAAGTGGCAGGGAGTTTTCATTTCCTGACGTTGTGCGTAAAGTAACTGGTCGTGTGTCACACTTTACACAAATAAAGAACTACCCTGTTCAGTCATTTGCCACAGCAGACATAGTGCCTATCGCTTTGCTGCACATAGATGACTTGCTACAGGACATGAAATCGTGTATAGTAAATACAGTGCATGATAGTATTGTTATTGATGTACATCCTGACGAAGAGTCACAGGTAATCAATGTGATAGACGAAACTAATAAAGCATTGCCTTATCTAATTACCCAGCGTTGGGGTGTAGAATTTAATGTTCCTCTACTTTTAGAGGCAAAAATTGGTCCGAATTGGCTTGACACGAAGGACATAACCTGATATAACTATGCATCTTACAATTGAAAGGAGTAAATATATGAGTGAACTTACTACAATAAATACTAATAACTTTGCTGAAATGGCTAAAGCTATGGGTATGGCTAATGATACTACTGCTAAGAAAGGTATGTTCCTATCTAGGCTACGTATACAGCATAAAGCTATTCTTGGTGCTGAATCTATTTTAGTTAAAGCTGGTACATACAAGTTAGAAATACCAGATGGGCCTACACACTACGCAGAGTCTGCTGTTATTCGTCCCTTCCTGCAACGCTATATGTATAAGAAGTTTGTTATGGGGCAGGGTGGCTCACCCAATCGTTATGTTAAAACTGTTATGGCTGATAACCTAAACATTGACTTGAAGGATGACGATGGTGGATTTAACTGTGGCAAACCTGCTGGTTGGATACAAGACTACAACGCCTTGCCTCAAAAGGATAAGGACTTAATTAAATCTATTAAGCGCGTACGTGTAGTCTTTGGTGCTATTCATTTAGTAAATCCTAAAGATGAGAATGGTAAACCTGTAGAAGAGACTACTAGCAACTTTATTTGGGAAGTAGAAAATAAAGAAGCATTTAAGACTGTTGGTGGTATCTTTACACAGCTTGGTAAGATGAAGCGTCTACCACCACAGCATAATGTAACTCTTAATACTGAGTTGCGTAAGATCCCAAGTGGTAATGACTACTATGTGCCATCACCATCTTTAGACATTACTAATTCTATTGAGATCACCGATGAAGATCAGCTTTTGTTTGGTGAGTTCATGGGTTGGTTACAGAACTATAATGAGTATATTATCAACAAATGGGCAGAGAAATCTTCACAGGTAGAAGATGATGAAGACTTTGACATGCAGTTAAATGACATCATTGACATTGAAGAAGATGAGGTAGCCTAATGAATCACCCTGCTGAACTGGCGTTACATCAATACATGGAAAACGCTGTAAAAGGTAAGTCATCTATGGCTGACGATACCATAAAACAAGTAGCGTCTGACGTGGCCTTCGCACTCAAACGTCAGTTCGGTGGGGGGAGCAAGCGTGACAAGTTTGGTCTGCGTATGTCTAATGTAGGTAGACCAACTTGCCAACTTTGGTATGACAAGAATAAACCAGAGGCAGCTATACCTCCACCAACTACATTTGTTATGAACATGATGCTTGGCGATATCGTTGAAGCAGTGTTTAAAGCTATACTAAAAGAAGCAGGAGTTAAATATGAAGACACGGATAAAGTTTCTCTTGACCTTGGTGACGATAGCGTTTCTGGTAGTTATGACCTCATCATTGATGGTGCAGTTGATGATATTAAATCAGCTTCAGACTGGTCATACAGAAACAAGTTTGAATCCTATGACAGTCTTGCCAGCGGTGATGGCTTCGGGTATGTGGCCCAGTTAGCTGGTTACGCAAAAGCGTTAGGTAAAAAGGCTGGTGGTTGGTGGGTTGTAAACAAAGCTAATGGGCAGTTTAAATATATACCAGCTACAGGTCTTGACATTGACAAAGAGATATCACATATTAAGAATACTGTTGAAACAGTAAAGGAGAATAAGTTTGAAAAGCGTTTTCAACCAGTACCAGAGAAGTTTAGAGGCAAGGAGACAGGCAATACTGTGCTTAATACTGGCTGCAAGTTTTGCTCTTATCGCTTTGACTGCTGGCCTTCTTTGGTGGAGAGACCTGCTGTAAAATCACAGGCAAAAAACCCGCCCATCGTGGCATATGTTAAATTAGCAAAGGAGTATGTATAAATGGAGATTGAAGTAAATGAACTCGCAGAACAAATTAAAGAAGCAGAGGCACATCTTGCGGAACTTAGGAAGGAGTATCGTGAACGGAAGACTGCAGGTTTACGTGCGGCGATATCAGCGCGTAATGAAGCAGATAAGGTCTTGCGCGAAGAGCTACAGGCTTTAGGATATCGGGGTAGCCCTTTTATCTCATGGCGTGACGTTGGTTAACGGTAATCAATTTAGAGTAGCACGTAAGTATGGTTTTCGCAGTGGACTAGAGCTAACCATATCTGATAAGCTGAAGTCGGACAAGGTTAAGTTTAGATACGAGTCTATCAAAATAGAATGGGAAGACGTAGCGTATAGAACTTACACCCCCGACTTCATTCTTTACAACGGTATCATTATAGAAGTTAAGGGAAGGTTTACTGCTGCAGACCGCCGTAAACATTTGTTAGTGCGTAAACAACATCCTCATTTAGATATACGTTTTGTGTTTGAAAATAGTAATGCAAAAATTAGAAAAGGATCTAAGACAAGTTATGCAATGTGGTGTGTAAGACATAAGTTTAGATACTATGACAGGATCATACCCGAATGTTGGATAAAAGAAAAAGGTAAAGATAAACATCCTAAGTTTACACTTCACCCTAGTTCCACAGTGAAAAGGAGAATGTAATGGACAAAGAACAAATGATGAAAAAACTAAACGATGAGGATTACATAATAAGAGTTCGTCCTTTTTTAGACGAAGAGGATGTTTGGTCTGGTGAGATTGATTTATCTATAATAACTTTATCTGGTAATCCTCTTGATGATGATGCTTATAATAGTGTAATGCATTTAGTTAAAATGATGTGTGCTTCAGTGCCTATTATGGAAGAAGTAGAAACCATTAGAAATGTAATGCACGAGTATGTAAAATCTATGGATGATGAAGTAGATATTGAAGTACAATTAGAAAAAGAACTTGAAAATAAAGTTGAAAAGGTGTATGATGGCAACGTCATTAAGATAGATTTTTCAACTAGAACTAAGGGGTCAGCATGAGTAGACATGAAGATTTTATGAAAGCAATGATAGCACATGAGGAGTTACGTATGGCACAAGCAAATAAACAGAGTGATAATGTTGTTGATATGGTAAACAGCCCACCCCATTACAATCAAACAGGTATTGAGTGTATACATGCTATCTCTGCAGCCACAGATACAGGGTTTAAGTATTACTTGCAGGGTAATGTTATGAAATATTTATGGAGATTTGATTACAAAGACAAGCCACTAGAGGATCTGCAAAAGGCTAAGTGGTATTTAGACAAGTTGATAGAAGAGGTTATGGCAAGTGATAAAAGTTAAAATGTTCATAACCATTGAGGTAGATGATGATGAGTATCCCGTACCTGCAGATGGTAGGGTAGGAGAAGAATTAGAAGATAGCCTACAAGAATATTTCCATGATATAGATGGGGCTAATATTAAACACATTAGAACAATTACGGAGTGAGATATGATAAACAACCAATTACCAACAGACTACCAAAACTTTATAGCCCTATCACGTTATGCACGTTGGAAAGAAGACGAGCAACGTAGAGAGACATGGAGTGAAACTGTATGCAGATACTTTGATTATATGGAACAGCATCTAGCAGACAAATGTAACTATAAACTATCTGATGAACTACGGGCAGAGTTAGAAGAGGCTGTGCTTAATATAAGCGTCATGCCCAGCATGAGGGCGTTGATGACTAGTGGCCCCGCACTAGACAGATGCCACGTTGGTGGATACAACTGTTCCTATGTGCCTGTAGATAGCCCACGTGCGTTTGACGAGACTATGTACATTCTCATGTGTGGCACAGGTGTAGGCTTTAGCGTAGAGCGTCATAACATTGAAAAGCTACCTATAGTGGCAGAAGATTTTTATAAGACAGACACAGTGATTAAGGTAGGTGATAGCAGACCGGGTTGGGCAAAGTCTCTAAAAGAACTTATTGCTATGTTATACGCTGGACAAATTCCAGCATGGGATGTATCAGAAGTGCGTCCTGCAGGTGCTAGACTGAAGACGTTTGGCGGCAGGGCATCAGGTCCACAGCCTCTTGTTGAGTTGTTTGAGTTTTGTGTACAGAAGTTTAAGGGTGCAGCAGGTCGTAGACTATATCCTATTGAGTGTCACGATATCATGTGTAAGATTGGTGAGGTTGTAGTCGTAGGTGGTGTACGCCGTAGCGCACTTATCAGCTTGTCTAATCTGAATGATGACCAGATGGCACACGCTAAGTCAGGTCAGTGGTGGGAGCATGAAGGTCAACGTGCATTGGCTAATAACTCTGTAGCTTATAAAGTTAAGCCAGAGATGGGTACGTTTATGCGTGAGTGGTTATCTCTTTACGACAGCAAGTCTGGTGAGCGTGGTATCTTTAATCGTCAATCTGCAGTTAAACAAGCAGCTAAAAATGGTAGGCGAGATACAGAACATGACTTTGGTTGTAACCCTTGTTCTGAAATTATCCTACGCCCCTATCAGTTCTGTAATCTATCTGAAGTAGTTATCCGCGAGAATGACACGATGGACACGTTAAAAGAAAAGGTGCGTCTTGCCACAATACTTGGCACGTTCCAAGCTACATTGACTAACTTTAAATATCTACGCAAGGTATGGAAAGATAACACAGAGGAAGAGCGTTTACTTGGCGTGTCTTTGACAGGTATCATGGACAATGCCATGACCTCTACGACAGGTGAGAAGTTGCCTGTATTGCTTGGTATATTAAAAGATGAAGCAGTTCGCACTAATACAGCTATGGCAAAGCAGTTAGGAATACCACAGTCTACGGCAGTAACTTGCGTTAAGCCTAGTGGCACAGTATCACAGCTTACTGACGCAGCGTCTGGTATCCATGCTAGACATAATCCATACTACATACGCACTGTACGTGGTGATAACAAAGATCCACTTACACAGTTCCTTGTATCACAAGGCATACCTTCTGAACCTGACGTAATGAAACCCGACTCAACGACAGTGTTCAGCTTTCCTATGAAGTCACCCTTGGGTGCTATTACACGCACACAGATGAACGCAATAGAGCAGCTAGAGTTATGGCTTACCTATCAGCGTTACTGGTGTGAGCATAAGCCATCTGTTACTATCTCTGTAAAAGAACACGAGTGGATGCAGGTGGGTGCTTGGGTGTACGAACACTTTGATGAGGTATCTGGTATCAGCTTCCTTCCGTTTAGTGAGCATACGTATCAGCAAGCACCATATCAGGACATAGATAAAAATGAGTACAAAAAGTTCTTGACAAAGATGCCAAAAAATGTAGACTGGTCATTGCTGCAAGAGTTTGAGAAGGAAGATACTACAACAGGTGGACGCGAGTTAGCGTGTACTGCTGGTGTGTGTGAGATTGTAGACATAGAAGCAGCATAATGGAGTGTTGGCATTGTGACACAGAGTTAAGGTGGGTTGGGGACCACGATGCAGATGAACTTACGGACAAACGATATACTATACTCAGTTGTTTAGAGTGTCCTGAATGTAAGTCATGGGTTGAGGTTTACTATCCTAATATTGAACACGAAGATCATAGAAAGGAGAAAATATGAGAGACGTAATAATACGAGGAGCAAGAGCGCATTTTATTGGACATATTAATAAGCATCTAGCTAACATTGAAATATACATGAACAACACAATTGGTATCGGGGAACACTCTGATATTATAGAGACTGTAGAACTAGAACTTGCACAAGTTGCTGACTATCACGATAAGTTAGAGATGCTTGAGAAATATTTTATCAAACCACAACAGAAACAGAATGAAGGAGTTGAGGATGAGGTGGAACAATCTGACTAAATATGATGCGCCTTTGCGTATACAATATCAATCAGGTTATGATGCATTTTATAGGGGTGGGGACTTTGTTCCTGACCCCGATCATAAAGATAGATTTGTATTTATAGAAATGCGTCCTAAGATTAGTCGGAATACTATGCAGTATCGTGAGTGGCAGCGAGGCTGGAATACTGCGTACTTTGAGAATCTAAGAAAGGTTAAGAGTCGTGAACAAGCTAGAGCAAGACGCAAATAACTGGATGAGGGAAAGATATATGAGTAACATTACAGCAACGGAGTACCAAAGAAAGGCTGCAGAAACGGCAATATTCCCTAAAGAAAAAGCCCTTGAGTATTTAACTCTGGGGCTTACTGGTGAGGCTGGTGAGATTGCCAACAAGGTCAAGAAGTTGATTCGTGACGGTGCAGATAGAGAAGAGCATCACGCTAAACTAAATGCTATTGGTCACGAGATTGGAGATGTTATGTGGTATTGTGCAATGATAGCAAGAGAAGTGGATATGAATCTTGGTAGGGTCATGGAAGATAACTTGGACAAACTGGCAGACAGGAAAGCTAGGAACCGCCTACAGGGTGACGGTGACAATCGTTAAATTATTCTGCAGTTCTTGCAAGTCTACGCCCAATTGCTATGGCCTTTTTTAAGTGATTAACATTTGGCTGAAACTCTTGCATTTCAAGAACAGTTCTTCCACCGTAATCAGGATGATTCATATAATATTCATCTGCTAAACGTGTGGCTAAGTCAGACATCTTAGTGTACTGTGCGCGATCAAAAGGTGTGAATGGTTTACTTGTATCTTTTTTAGCTTCAATTTCTGCAATTTGTTTTGCTCTTGATCTATACATTTTCATGTATTCATTTAACATTGCTCTCTTTTTATTATCTGACTTATTTAAATATCTTTCAGATGTTACTAATTCACTTATGCGTTTTTCAACTATTGGACCTAAAGATTTTTTTACAGCAGCGTCTGCTACCTTGTCTCCTGATCCCGGCACTATTTGAAATCTTTTAATTCCAAATCTATCAAATTCTATTTCTGCTGCATTTCTTTGTGCCTCTCTTCTACCACCCATAATTTGAGCAGCTAAAGGGCTTTGCCTGTATATATCACCTTCCCGTGTAGGACTTTCTAAAGCAGGTAAACTTTTAGATAATTCTGGTAAGTCTTTTATTACTGTATTTTTTAAAGCACTAACAAATCTATCTTCCGCTGATACACCGTCTGTTTGTTTAGCATCTCTTACAATGGCAGCTTCTGTATCGTAAGCAGCTTGTATGTCACGAACTACACGTAGAGGAGTAGCGCCGCCACCAAATAATTCTCCTACGTAGCCGCCTACCATTTCATATATTCTTTCTGTTGTTCTTGCATCCTTTTCTTTAATTAATTCTGCAAAATTATCTATGATAAATGAACTTGCTCCTGTTCTAAATTGTGCGCCAGTAAACGCTTCTAAAAATTCTTTTCCATCTATGGGTGCGGGTTGATCTGAGGTTAATTTTACAATTACATCTGCTAACGCTAGGTATGGAGTTAGGGGGAAGAAAGGTCTAAGGTCTGTAGTAGAACCATCATCATTCTTACCCTGATAAAATTTTATATCTTGATTATTAGCACGATACTGCACTGCCATATAAAGTGCGGCAGATCCCATTATACCTTTTGAAAAATCTTGTCTTGCTTCGTCAAAAGCTCTTTGGGCTATCAACGCTTGTTTTTTAGATAGATCTGTTTTACCTAAAGCCTCAGATGTAGCAGCTAATCTTTTAGTGTACGTACCCATCATCGTTCTGTAACCTGCTGTTACTAAACTTGTTGGCATATACTTCATCTGAAATTGTAAAGCGTTTACCATAAACCTAGCAAATGGAAAAGCTGCTGTGCCTACTGGTCCGGGTACAGGTCCAATAGCCTCATTAAACTTTATAAAATAATGTCCCACAGTATCCCCAGCCTTACCTGTGCCGGGTTTAGGCATACGAGCAAATGTAAATGCTAATGAATCATCAACGGCATCAGCCAAAACTTTTGCTGGTAAAGCTCTACCAGAGGCAGCAAACTCTTCTAAACTTTTAAATTGTCCTTTACCCGGATTGTCTACAATTACACCCGCACGGCGCATCCTTTTATCTATAGAATCTGTAAATATAGCGCGTCTAAAAAATAAATCTTGAGCAATGTTTAGACCATTTAAAGTTCTAGTTATATCACTCAAAGACTGATCTGAACCCACTTCCTGTAATGATCTATCCATTCTATTGGCAAGACGAGGATTGTGTTTTAACAAAGCATCAGCTAAATCTGCTGTATCTGTTGTTTGTGCAAGTCTTGCAATTTTTCCAAAAGCATCTCTAATAATACTTGTCGGATGCTGCACTGCAACAGTAGGAGCATTTCCAGTCATCCCTGCATCAGCACCTCTACCTATTTGATATAAAGCAGACTCCATTAAGTCAGCCGCTGTATCCATAGTAAGACGTACACCTGCTGTAGCTACGTTACGAACTGTAGTGCTAATTTGTGTAACCATTAACGCTCTACGCTCACGGTCAAGCCTTTGTATAAAACCATGAGCTTTACCCATTGGTCCTATGATAGTATCTGCACTTTTATTTCCTACTATAGCCTCTGCTAGTTCTTCATCTACTTCTCTAATACCCTTTAATATTTTGCCTACCTTAGATGCTGTCTGTAAATACTTACCAGCGTCACTAAAACTTGTGCCAAAGGCATCAACAAACTGTTTGTTTGTAATACCTGCTTTTGATATAGCACTTTCTAATGTGTCTGCGTCAATATCTAATGCTGCTAATTCATCAACTAAACCTTTTTTAGTATCAGTTCCTCGTAGCATTTCTACTGTCTGTCTTCTTACTTCTTCCGCACCTTTTCCTTTAGCACCTTTTAGTGAATCAGTTACAATTTTACCTATCAGTTCAGATGCTTTTATATCCGCATCTACCATTGATCCAAGTTTGCCGCTTTCTGCCAAGTCTTCAACAATGTTAGTTACGACTCTACCCATGCGTTGCATAAGTTCTGTCCTAAATTGTGCCTCTGTTAGACCACTTTCAGCTTGCTCTCCTAACATATTTAGTGTTTGTCTACCAGCTTCAGTGTCAAAAACTTTTTGATTTGAGTTAGAAATACTTAAATCTTTAGACGTAGCTTCAGCGGTTCTTTTTACAGCGTCTGCTGCAGCCTCTTTTTTCTCAGCAGCTAAACGAGAATTTAAACCTCTTGATATTTTTAATTGTTTAGCACGTGCATCTCTAGCATTTTGTAGTAGTTTATTACCAGATAATCCACCAGACAACTTAGTACCTAATGCGCCAGCACCTAAACCCACAGCACTAACCAGACCAGCACGCATTAAACTTTTTTCTTCCGGTGTTTCATTGCCATATTTTTTAGACAATATTTCTACTTCTTGTAATTTTAAGTCTGCTACACCAGCAACACCTGCTTCCACAGCTATCCCACCAGCAGCTATCTTACCAGCTTTTGTACTTAACATTTTTTTAGCTGATAATTTTGCAGCTTCTTCAATAGCAGCTTTTTTTCCACCTTGTTTTAATGCGGCTACTATCGCACGTGTACCCACGGTTTTTGCAACAGCACCTGCACCAAAACCTATGTAATTTAAAGGATCTGTCAAAAGTGCTTTACCAAAATCACGCATAGCAGAAATTGCACTCGTGCCGCCTTCCTCATAAAATGACGGAAGTTTATCTAATTGGCTATACAAGTAACCAAACTTCATGCGTTCTTCTTCACTTGCGTTACGCACCCAATCAAGTTGTTGCCCTAAATCTATACTATTAAATTCAAACTCGCGAGTGTGGGATAAAAAACGCTCTAAATACTCTTGATCTGTTTCATTCTCTTGTTGTTTCCCCTCTTCTCCTAATCTATCTTCACTATATTCTCTAAGCATTTCCATATAGTCTGCATCTGATGACAGTTCTTGAAATGATAAAGTGTCTTCTTCATCCTTAGAGATTACATCAACTACAGCACCAGCAGGTCCAAAAGCATCTTGAACTCCGCCGCGTCTGCCTCGTCCCCTATTTTTAGGGGGTGGTGGTGGAGATAATACTTGAGTTACTTCACTAATTTCTTCGTCAGAAACTTCGTCATCTGAATCAAGAGGCGCATCAACGTCATCTGCTTCAGGACGAAGCAGTGCGTCAAAATCAAAGTCTGCTTTTTTCTGCTGCTCTTCTTCCTCTTCAGGTTTTAAGAGTGCATCAAAATCAAAGTCTGTGGTCATGTTAAGAGTCGTCATCCATACTGGCTAATATTTGACTAATTTTTGCTTGGGGAACTCCAGCCGCTACTAAAGCTGCCTGTATTGTTGCTGGTGGTGTGTTAGGGTTTGCCGCCATAACATTAGATACATATGTATCGGGATCAGCTTTTACAGTGGCTGATGTGTTTTGTGGTTGTGAAACTTTAGGTGCATCTGCAATTTGTTTTTGCACACTCTCTACAATATTACCTAAACCTAAAGCATAAGATATTTCTTGCGCATCATTACTTTTAAATGATCCGTCATCATCTAAAATGCTGGTTTTTACAAAGTCTGATTTTAAATCTGAGAGCATTTGATTCCATTGTGTAACTGCCGCATCTCCCTCTAGTATTTCACCGCCTTTAGGTTGCAAAGTAACTACTCCATTTGAATTTATATTATATCCTGAATTAGTTGTTAGTTCTGAAACACGTTTAGAAAATGCGCTTGATATGGTTGCTGCAGATAAACCACCTGTGGCAGTATCTTTGGCCCTGTTAAGAGTTTTGAGTCCAGTTACTAATCTTGCTTGTTCAACTAATAATTTGGGATCATTTATATTTACAGTTCTGCCCATGTGATCTTTACCAGTGGTTAATTTAAGAACATTATTTGAAAGAGCTTTTTCTAAATCCGGCATACTGTTTAACATGTCTTGCTCAAATTTAGTAGCAGGTAACATACCACTGCGATCAATAACAGCACCTGTTATACCCTGAATAGATGTTCTTTCTCTTGGTGTAATAAGAGAATTTACATTTTCAGATATTCCCTTACCTATATTTTTCATACCTAGTCCTATTCTAGAAAGACCACTTGTATCTTCCAAATTTAATACAGGCGCACCCGTAAGCTCAGTTCTTATAAAGTCACGCCCTGTCTGTAAGTCTATATTTCCTAAGTTTGCTAGGTCAACTTTACTAAAGTCCACACGATCTTCTATATTAAAATCTAATCCTGCTCTACGTGTTTCTTTTATATCGTTTAAGAATACTCCAACATCCTCTGGATTTCCACCTGCAGCTTCATATATAGCTACCGCTTTCGTTATATCACCCTTTGTTTCATTAATTAAAGTATCTAAATGATCAAAAGCCATCTTATCTCTTTTATCTGCTAAGTCTTGCTTGTCTGCTTGTCTTTGCATAATGAAATCTTCAGCTTTACTGATTTGTTTTGATCTTTTATCCATAGCAGTTTGCAAGCCTTTATCCAGACTACTGGCTAATCCTGTCGCAAATCCTGTAAAAAAACTCATTTTGTTCTCCGTGACATAAGCCCTTTAGACTCCTCTACATCTTCTTCTTTTTCTTCTTTAGGTAAGTCCATTAACTTTTTATCAGTTTCATTTATTCTTTTTTCGTACTGCTTAACAGCTTTTGCTATCAATGACTTTCGTGTTTTATTTTTGTCAGGATTTTCTAATCCTGTTTCGTATTCAATTTTTGCACTGTCTGCTAATAACATCATCATTTCCATTAACATAGGAAGAACTAGCATACCAACATCTAAACTATGTATGCCATCCATAACACTAGCCATCTGTATTGTATTTGCTAATACAGTTACAGGAACACCCGATTCTAACACTTCTACTACTTGTAATATAAATTCTTCACTACTCATGCGTTCCATGTAGTAGTCTATTGCATCATCTACATTAGTATGTTGCGCTGGTGTTTGCCAAGGGCGATCTCCTAACTCATGTGTTAAAGACATGCCCGGTATTGGAGCGTCAAATGCGGGTTCATTATTTTTAAGCATTGATTTCATTCCTACGGTTACGTATTACTTGCATCTGTTTTGCTACTCTTACTGCAGGGTTTTTGTAATCTATATTTGAACCTGATTGTTCACCCATTGAACTACGCACAAGAAGACCGCCCCCTGTTTGATTTGTTTTTTGAGGCGCTTCTAATTCAGCAAGATCATCTAAATTAATACGATTGTATGCAGATATTGCAGGATTATACTGTCTGGACATTATGCTTTCTCCGTTTGTTTTCTACTACCATATCCATCAACTTTTTAGTTGCCCATTTTAATGGTGGTGCTTTAGATATTAGTTTAGCATACGATTGCCCATGTTTAGTATATAGTTTCTTAAACCATTTAGGGGCATCATACTGTAACCATATGCGGAATACAAACCACTCAGAGTTTTGTTTACCATATACTTCTCTTGCAACCCAACACATAATAAGAGCAGATCCAAGTGTGCCAATCAAACCACCAATAGCACTACCTGCTGCAGTCTTACTTGCTGCACTTGATGCAGCTTGAGATGTTTTGGCGTCTAGTTCTGCAATAGCCATAGCACTGTATCTGTCTAGTTCACTTTCTGCAGATGTCCATGCCCACTCCATAGTGTCTGCATAGTAACTCCACAAGTTGTTGTATGCTTGTTTGCTTATATCAAGCACGTTGTTAGCATTTATTTCATTCGCCCTGTTGATAGCAGCGGTATCTGCTGTAGCTATTTGCTTACGCCACTGTGCATTTGCTTGTGCAATCACTAACTGGTTCTGTGCGTTAAACTGATCACGTTGGTTGTTTAGTTCTGCGTTGAAACGCTCAATGGTATTTTCTTGACCTGCGTTAAACTGTGACTGTGCATTTTGTTGTGACGCATTAAACTGTGCAGTTGAACTTGCAAGGTTAGCAAAGAACTGATCTACCTGATTTTGTGAAGATGCGTTAAACTGCCGTGCAGCATTTTCTGCAGCCTGATCTGTAAAAAGTGACTGCACTCTCTGCTGTGCCTTAAACATATCTGTCTGCTGCTGATTAGACAAGTTAGCCATATCCATCTGCAAGAAAGACTGTGCGTTTTGCACTGCAGCTTGTTGTCTGTTGTTAAGATTAGCAGCATCTAGTTGTGCTAGTGCAGCAGCCTCTGACATAACAAGAGCTTGATTGTTAGACAGATTATTTAAGTTCATTGTATTGGCAGCACGTGAGTTTTCTAACTGCACCTGTTGCTCTGCTGTAAAGTTCTGGTTGGCAATATCACTAATCTTACTAGCGTTCATTACCTTTGCTTGGAACGCCTGATCAAACTCCATGCCAGCAAACTTAGCACGTTGCTCTGCAGCAAGCATTGCTGATTGCTGTCTGTTAGATAAATTTTGTGCTTCAAACTTAGCTACTGTTTGCGCATCTGCCATTGCAATAGGCATTGCTGATTCCATAGCAGCCTGTACAATAGCTTGTCCTGCCATAGAGGATGCACCCAGACCACGTGCAGCCATCGCTGCTGTAGCACTACGCATAGCCCCTGCAGCCCATGCTGGTGTAGCACCACCTTGGAACTGTTGCATTAAGCCATCAAGTTGTTGTGCCACCATAGTCTGTTGACTTGGATTAGCTGTAGCTGCTGCAGCCTGTGTCTGTGCAGTTACCTGTGCTGCTTTTGTAGCATCTACACCTGTGCCTGTTACAAGTTCACCAGCCTGTATCTGTCGTTGTATAGGATTGTTTATAAGAGTGGCATTACCCTGTGCTGCTTGTAGGTTACCTACTGAAGACGCCGTTTGCTGTGCAGCGGTAACTTGTGAGCGAGGGTCATTAGGGTCTGTCTGCGCAGCTTGTGTAGCTTGTAAAGCAGAGTCTATACCTGCCGCTGCTGTTGTTGCTTGCATAGTATTTGCAGCAGTTTGTTGTTGAACAGCAGCCTGTGCTGTTGTAGCTTGTGCAGGGTTTATATTTACAGTGGCACCTGTAAGTTGTCCAGTGCCAGCAGCTATTTCTTGACTAGGATCAAAGCCTATCTTTTCTGTCATAGTAACCCCGCCTTGTGGTAAACCAGGATTATATATTTGTTCTGTTGTAAATGCGGCTATGCCCGGTGTAGTTGCTGTTTGTGTCACTGGGTTGCCTTGAGCGTCTAATACTGGATTACCACTAGCATCTAACACAGGAATTTGTGTTGTTTGTGATGTTGTGGGTTGTGTAATTACAGGTGCAGTTTGAGTTCCTGCGGTAGAAACATTAGCACGATTGCCACTACGAGGTTGAACCGGGGAGCCTGTAGCACCCACTGTCATGCCGCCAAAACCCGGCGCAGTAAGTTGTGTGCTGCCTTGTGGAGTGGGTTGAGGTCGTGTAGTGCCTGTTTGAGTAAATGGTATTGCACCAGTGCCGGGTACAGCAGTGCTTGTAATTTGAACACCACCTAACATTCCTCCAAAACCCGGTGTGGGTGGTTGTACTTGTTGCACTGTTTGTGATGGGGGAGAACTGCCCGGAGGAGTTACCACACCGCCACCAGTTTGCATCTTAACTACACCACCCCGTGCCATATTAACTGCAGCACGTGTGTATTTATTCATTTGTTCCTGACGCTGTGGATCTTCTTCAAGAAAAGATTGGAACTCGTTCATGTTTCCTTGATATCCCATAGCCTTTGCTATTTTATTCATAGCTTCAGGTTTAAATCCTTTAAATATAGCCATTACCCAACCCCTACAAGTACAGTGCCAGCCAGTCCTATTATAGTTACTGTAGATGCCATAATCATAGCTTCTAAACGCCATAGACGTTTATCAACACTTTCTAATTTATCATTCATCATTTGATAACGGACAGCACATTCTTTTTCGTGTGCGTCTAATTCCATTTGAACTTTAAGTTCTGGCTCTAAAGATTGTGTCAGCTTCATTTGTCAATACCTAATTTGTATGTTCTAATTATACCACATTTATGTGTAAAAGTCAAGTTTTTATATCTCATCAGGCCAGTCGTTGATTTTAGCAATCGTCTTCACACTACCGTCTGAATTAAGCTCATCTTCAAATAAAGCCATAAAAGCTGCAAGATCGGCTGCATTATTTAATGCTGTTTCTATTTCTGCACATTTAGTGCGAACAGCATCTCTATACGTAGTTATAGAACTGGGTATCGCTGTGGACTTTTCTGCGTTACGAACTATGTACCAGTCATGTACTGCAAGCTTGCTGTTTGCCGTGCGTTTTGTCTGTGCAATCCATGTGGTTTTTAGTCCGGGTGTTACGATTTGATTGCCCTGTGGATCTTTTAAAGCATTACCGTCTTCATCTACTTCGTTAATATCTGTTAGGCTTCTTGGAATCAGAGTGCCATCAGTCTGTCTACCCCAGTAAAACTTATTGTTATATGGAGCCTCTGACGCTGGTGGGTCTTCCCATATTAAACCATATTGTTTTTTTAAATCATCACTGTAACGCATCCAAGTTTTTGGGTGCTGGATATTATTATGTACCCAACCACGCCCTTCCTTGATTATGCTACCATTTAGTTTCCACGGCATTAGTCTCTCCTATCGTCCGTTTGCAAATTTAAATGGGTCATCGGCAAAAGCGAGATAAACGTATGTATGTGAACTATTATTAAAGTTAGTAGATGATCTACGAAATTTTAACCCGTTACTAACAAAGTCTACATCGTCATCTGTTTGTTCTGTGGCGCTAGTACCCGAACCAATCCGCTGAAGATTATTATCAACATTGTATCCTAACCGCTTGTTATCAAAAATGCACCAGCTTGTACCTGAACTGGTGGACTTTATCAGAACCCACGCTGGCCTAAAACCTAGATAAACAAACGTGCCATCTGAACTGGAGTTACCTTTATAACTTCCTGCTTTACTGTAACCCTCAACACTATGGAAACAGTAGGCTATCATTTCATCTGAGCTTTCATTAGCAGATGCATTTGATCCTACAGAAAATACAGTAGATGTTGGTACAGTATCATTCCAAATATCTGCATTATCTACCACTGACCCCGTGCCATTCAAACTTAGATAATCAGTCTCAGCATCACTCGCTGCTGCTTTAACGTAGTTAAGCCATATACGACCTGCGGTAGAGTCTCTGTTTTTCACAATGATATATTCTGGCGCAGATGACAAGCCATGCCCGATTGTTCCTGCCGACCCTGTGCCAGTCCAAGACACAATTGAAAATCCTGCATCTTGATTAGCCGACACACTTGAAGTTATGCTGCCATTAGAATTACTTGATGCACTGCCACCAGCTTTCCAATTCCAAGCCACATATGTTTCTGAATTGTAGTTTATAAGTTCATTGCCTAAAGTGCCATCTTCTAATGTATAACCATCTGAGTTTATCGTTCCTACAAATCCATATTCGTCAGTAGGCACTTCAGATTCTGCTGAGGCTGCGTTTGGACGTAAGACTTTTGTCCCATCATTAAATCCACGAACAACATCTTGAACATGATGACTTCTAGCCACACTTCTAGACTTAGTCCAGACCCAATCAGCGGCAAAATTTACCCCCGTTATAGTTCTACCATCAGTCCCATTGCCCGTCCAAAGCACCGTATTAAAGTTATCGTCAGCTTGGCTGCTCTGTGTTGGGCCGATTGCTGGGGTTGTAAGATTAGCGGCACAAAGACAAACATAATCTGTCGGGACTGCATATTCAAACGTGCCAATACCCTCGCTATCTGAATTTGCGCTGGCTACGTTTTGACCATCTTGCCCAAAGTTTACAAATATAGCTGATGCGCTTGTGTTGCCACCAATAACTACAAATAGATCCTCTTCTGGCACATTATCTATAGTTGCTACTGGGTCTGAATTTGCGCTTGGGTCGCCAACATTCCCTGTTGATCCGTTGTTTGAAGCAATCGTTTTGAAGTACGAACCGTTCTTATGGAACCAGACATTACCATTTGAGCCGTCCACAGCCATGCCAAAAACATCACCAGCGGCAAGTGGTGAAGTACCGCCACCTAAACCACCAATTCCACTACTGCTTGAATATTGAAACTGTGTGCCATTTTTCATCACCGCACGATTGTAAAATGTAACAGCACTTGCACCACCAGTTTGAGTGCTTGATGTACCGCTTTCTAAACCACTTTGTGTGGCGAATCCAGCATACCAATTTGCTCCAGTTGCATCAGTACACTCAACCTCTAGGTAAATCTTTTTATCTTTTGGTATGGCAAATGTTGATACTGCGCCGTAATTATTTGCAGCATTATTAAAACCAGCAGTGTCACACTTTAAGTTCCCTTCCGACAAAGTAGCTTGTCTAGAAGAGTGATATATCGGATTCATCGTAGCAAAGTTATTGGTCGGGCTATCAGGCATAACATCACGGGTAAATATATTGTTTGGGGTAAAATTATTTAGATTGCCAGAGTTGTCTTTATAAAAAGCAGAGTCCCTAGTATCAGCAAACGCCATAAAAATATATTCGCCGCTTGAAGCATTCATATTGTCAAAGCTGGTCAGTAAAGTAAAACCATCACTATCAAACTGTATATCAACGGTTGCATCAGAATTTTCCGCTTCAGCGTTATCCCACTCAAGCCGTTTATCTATTGGGTTGCTTGGGAATCTTACACTGTCAAACACATGCCAGCCACCACTAGAGTCTGTGCGTTTTACCATTACAAACACAGGTCTAAACCCTAAACCTGT